TCTATTAACTTGAGAAGGACTCACTATGTCATATGCAACCCTTGACGACTTGCTACAGGTCGAACCTACTATAACAGATTATGGTGTACTAGATTGGGACGCAGAACTGGCCCGCAGTGAAACAGAAGTTAATAGAATCATTCAAGTTCGTTGGTTCCAACAATACAGCAGATTGCACAATAATGTTGCGTTTAATGCCGCATTATTAACACCAAGTCAGTGGACACAAGCCACAGTATATCACGCATTGGCTTACCACATTTGCCCTAAACTATCTAAGTTTGAAACACAGGGCAACGAAGACAAATTCCAAGTTATGATGGACTACTATGCCAAGCGTTTTGAGCATGAGATGGATCTCTGCTTGCGCTTAGGTGTTGAATACGATCTAAATGACAACAACACCATAGACTCTGGCGAAACAGTTTCTACAGGTTCTTTAAGATTGGTGCGTTAACATGCCAAGCCTAAGAGAACAAGTAGCCATCAACATTGTCGAAACTCTTAAAGAAGTAGACGATCCACATATTGTCTTGGTCACAAGAGATCCATTTGATGTTGAGAAACTGGCTATAACACAATTTCCAGCATTGCTTGTACAGCAAACAACAGAATCACGTGAAACAATTACCATGGGCCCAACTGCAACAGGACGCAGAATGGGAGTTATGGAGTTTGAAATCCGCGGCTTTGTGCGTGGAACAGAATTAGATTCAAGACGTAATGAATTAATAGAAGCAGTAGAGCAGGCTTTAGACAGTGATCGCTATCGCGGACTGTTGGCTCAAGGTGTTACTGACAGCCAAATTCGTAGCATTGAGATTGTACCACGTTTACAACCCTTGGCTGAATTCATTATGACACTAGATGTTTCATACAATTACCTAAGGGGTACACCATGATTCAAGTAAAAAAAGATGATTTGATTCGTCAAGTCAATCCGAAACAATTAAAACAATATTTAGATTCTGGATGGACAGAATTTTCCAAAGAACAGCCTGAACAAGACGTTATTCGTCCTAAGGCACCGGTGAAGTCTAAGGCGACCGTAACAGCCGTAGAAGAAGCCAATATTAATAAAGGAGACGAATAATGGCCATTTTAACAGGAAACAACGGTGTAGTAAAGATCGACAACGCATCAGGAACACCAACAGCAGTAGCAAGTGTACGCAACTTTTCAGTTGACATTACATCTGACACAATCGAATCAACCGCAATGGGTAATGACACACGTCAATATCTAAAAGGTTTAAGTTCATGGAGTGGTAGTGCAGACATTTATGTTGACACAGCCAACTTAACTGGTGGTGCAAGTGTAATCGCTGCCTTGATCCCAACAGGTGGAGCAGTAGGTGATGCACCAATCACTGTTGAGTTATACACTAACAACACAGCAGGTAAATTTGCAGGTGAAGCAATCATTACTGGTTTCACAGTAAACAGTTCAATGGACGGCATGGTAGAAGGTTCTATCAGTTTTCAAGGATCTGGCTCTGCAACATTTACAGCCTAATAGGAGATCATTATGGCTACAATGACAGGTAATGATGGTGCAATCAGCATCAACTCAATTACACTAGCGGCTGTTCGTAATTTCTCTATTGACGTTACAGCAGACACTATTGAAACAACAGTAATGGGCACAGATACTCGCACTTATGTTAAAGGTCTAAGCACTTTTAGCGGTAGTGCTGACATTTACTTTGACCCAAGCGAATTTGCAGGCAGTGACGTAACATTCAATCCAACAAGTGGTTCATCATTAGTTGGTGCAAGTGGAGTTGCTGGCAAGTTTTATTTGGATCAAGATGCCACAAACGATGTAGTATTCACCGGAACAATTATTGTTACTGGATATACTGTCAATAGTTCAATGGATGGTATGGTTGAAGCATCAATCAGTTTCCAAGGAACTGGCGGTACTACATTTAGTGCAACAGGAAACGTTTAATGTTTTCTGTTAGATTCTCCAATGTTAATCAAGCATTGTCTGGTTTAACAAAGGATGTTAGGAGCGAAATCAACCGTCTTGCCAGCACAGTCTATACTGAGGTTAAACAGCGTACACCCGTAGACACAGGCCGTGCTCGTGCAGGATGGAACAAAAATGTTAACAATAATGGATTTGCCATATCCAATGGTGTTCCATATATTGAAGTGCTAGATAAAGGACGTCACATGACCAATAGAGGTCTTCGTGGAAGTAATCAAGCACCTAAGGGCATAGTCGGTCCTAGTTTAGAATCTATCAAAAGGAAGAATTAAATGAGTAAAGTATTAGAACGAGCAACAGCACATTTCCGTAATCAAATTTCAGGAGAAATGAGCAAAATTCATGTTCCTGAATGGGAATGTGATATCTATTTTAAATCAGCCAGTAGTCTTAAAGACGAAGGTCGTTTGATTGAACTAGCACAACAAGGTAAAACTGTTGAAGCATTGGTTGAATCATTGGTAATCAAGGCAAGAAACATAGATGGTACAAAGATGTTTACTATGCCAGATAAAGTTACATTGATGAATGAAGTAGATCCTCAAGTTATCATTCGAGTTGTTGGTGAAATGACTGCTGCTAATCAAGAAGCAAGTTCGTTGGAATCTGTAGAAAAAAACTAAAAAGCGATCCAGACTTGATGTTTGCCTATAGACTGGCAAAAGATTTGGGTCGCACAGTAAGTGAAATTTTAGAAATGTCTACTACCGAATTTGCAGGGTGGGCGGCATTTTATAAATTTGAAGCAGAAGAAATAAAAAAACAAATGAGTAAATCAAGGAGCAGATAGTGGCAACGACAAGAATAGACATAGAAGGTAATGCCAGTAGTTTTTTAGCATCGGCCAAGCAAGTTGAAACCGCCTTAGGTGGTATTCAAAATAAAGTCGCCTCTGTTTCTAAAAGTTTAGATCTCATTAGACTTGACAGTATAGTAAATTTGGCTCGAGACGCCTTGGGTGCAAGCCAAGGTTTAATGTCACTTAGTGATGCTGCTACTGTCACAATGAATAAGGTTAGAAGTGTTTCATCTAGCAATGAAGAAGCCAGTGCATCTTTTAGACAACTTTTAGCAATTTCTACTAAAACTGGTCTTACTGTAGAGGCTGTAGGAGAGACTTTTCAAAAGGTCTCTCTAATTGCTAAAAATATGGGATGGTCGGTGTCTGATGCTACACAAATGACCAATAATATGGCATTAGCCATGAAAGCAACTGGTACTGCTGGTCCAGCAGCCGCTAGTGCGATGTATCAATTAACGCAATCTTTAGGCCGAGGAGTTGTTGCTTATGAAGATTTAAAACAAGTTCAAGAATCTGCAGCACCTGTATTAGAATTAATTGCTAAACAATTTGGCATGACTTCTGCTCAATTTATGAAATCGGTCCAAAGTATGCAGGTTGGCAGCGATGATTTGAAAAATGCCATGATGGGTCTCGGAACTGAGGTTGAAAATACCATTGGTAAAATGAAGCCTACTTTTGCAGAAGCAGGCAATGCTGTCAGAAATAGTTTTATTAAGTTATTAGATGATCTTGAAACAAAGACTGGAATTTTTACAACACTTGCTGGTGAAATTCAAGTACTTGCCAAACACTTAGATGTTGTGGTTCCTTTACTTGCTTCATTTGCAGGTTATTTAATTGCCGCAAGAGTTGCAACTTTTACAATGGCTATTATAGAAGCCGCAATGGCTTTAAGAACTATGGGTATTGCCGCAGCCATTACTTCTGGATTAATGACTAGTGGTATTGCAGCACTTGCTGGTATTGCTGGCGCTGCTGCGGCATATGCAGGTGCTTCAGCATTATTTGATAAACTAGATACTAGTGTTAAACGCAGCGGTTCAAGTATGACTGCGTTAAATGATCAGATTGATGAAGCAAATAGCAAAGCCCCATTAAAATTACAAGGTCCTCGTGTTGATGTCAAAGCATTACAAGATGGATTAATTCTTTATCTTCAACAATATACTATATTAAAAGACATTGGCGTTGTAAGTGATAGACGAGCAGAACAAGAACAAGCAGTCTTACAATATGCTAGACAAAATAATTTAACTTATGAAAAATTAACTAAAAATGCTGCTAGTGTCGCAGAATCAATTCGTGAAACTGTAAAATTAGAACAATTAAGAAAATCTGCAATACAAATTAGAGCACAAACTCCTATAGGTATTACAGAAGATAATAGATTTCAAGTAGAATCAGCATTATATGCTCAGAAAGAAGCATTAAGACAAAATGATTTAGTACTATCACAACAATATAGTGACCAAATTTTAATTATGAATCGCAAATTATCTGACGATCTTATTGCGATAAATGATAAAGTTTTTGAAAGTAAAAAATTAAAACAAATTCAAGATGGTATTGGTGCACAATTTGGTTATGAAACTCAAAAAACTATGGCTAGAGAAGCCTTAGATTTTGAGAAAAAATCTAATTTAGAAAAAACACAATTTGCTTTAGAACAAGGTGCACAAGTATTCAGTGCCTTAGGTGCACAAAATAAGAAAGCATTCGAGGCGGCCAAAGCATTTAACGTTGCCAATGCTATTATGAACACATACATGGGTGCTACTAAGGCTCTAGCGACTTATCCATGGCCATTTGGTTTAATTGCCGCGGCCGCGGCTGTGGCTGCAGGTATGGCACAGGTTGCACAAATTAAAGCACAGCAATACAGTGGAAGAGCACTTGGTGGACCAGTTACAAATAACAATCCTTATATAGTAGGTGAGCGTGGTCCAGAGTTGTTTGTTCCACGCAACAACGGAACAATTATTCCAAATAACCAATTAGATGGAGGTGGTGGTGCAACTATCAACTTCAATATACAAGCCAATGATGCTCAAGGCTTTGATGATTTACTAATACAGCGTCGTGGCATGATTACACAATTTGTCCGTGAT